AGGCGGGGGAGGCGCAGGAAGTGGTCGACGCGGGGCAGCAGGCCGCATCGGACGCGGCGCAGCAGGCTCTCGGGGCGGGGAGACCGCAGGCGGCGATCACGTCGGGTGGGAAGGCCGTGTCGGCGCGGGATTGGGGTGGCCGTGCCGGTGTCGCGATGGCGCGCGGCGCGACCGTCAAGGGCTGGACGACCGGCCCGGGCTGTGTAGCGCATGCCGGACTTCAGGGGGCCGTCGCCGCGATCGATGGCGTATTCCCGACGGGCGTGAAGACGCCTGATGGGTGCGGTTGCACCCTCACCTTCGGACAGGAGCAGTAGATGGACGTCATCCGTAAGGACGCGACGATCACGAACACGGACGACGCCTTCCCCGGCACGTTCCAGGTCGTGCTCTCCGCGCCGACGAAGGATCGTGACGGGGAGACGCTCCTGCCGGAGGAGTGGAAGCAGCCCCTCCCGGAGCACATCACGTTCGACATCGACCACGAGATGTCCGTCCGCGGCACCGTCGGGTCCGGGCGTCCGTGGATCGACCATGAGGGTGTGATGGGTGCCGGTAAGGGCGCCATGATCGTCGACGGCACCTACTCGTCGCTGCAGCATGCGCAGGACACCCGCACCCTCGTCAAAGAGGGGCACATCAACCGGACGTCCGTCGCGTTCATGTCGGAGAAGACGCAGAAGGACGGCGTCGCGACCGTCACGCGGGAGCTCCTGAACGGCGCGTTCGTCGCGATCCCCTCGAACCGGGAAGCGGTGATCCTCTCCTCGAAGGGTGTCGAGGGGAAAGCGGGTCGCCGGAACTCGTCCGCGGATCAGGCCCACCTCGACGCGATCGCCCGTCATGCGATCCAGCTCGGCGCGAACGTGCAGGTCGGGGACGACCCGCAGGGTGGTGACACGGGCGCGAACCCCGACGTCGCCGCCGCTCCCCCGACGGCTCGCGGCACCGCCGTCGCCCGGTCCCTCACCACCGCGACCGTGAAGGACGCCGACACGGAAGACGCGACCGACCCGGCCGCGCTCATCCAAGCGACCGACGCCGCGATCGACGAAGCGATCGACCTCCTCGCTGAGGTCGACGCCACCACGCTTCCTGCTGCCGTGCAGCAGGCGATAGCGCTCATCCAAGCCGCGGACGCGTCTGTGGATGAGCTCATGGATGCCCTCGGCATCCGTGACCCCGATGAGGACGCCGATTCCGCCGCTACCGCCCCGGGAACCGCCGACGCCGCCAAGGCCGCGCCGCCCGCCACCGTGACCGCAGTGACCGTTGAGGACCACTCGATCGACCAGCAACTCATGGCCGCCCGTAAGCGGTTCTACTACGCCAACCTCACTGAAGGGAACTGAGTCATGCCGACTCTGAAGGAAGCCAAGGACAAGGTCCGCGAACTGTCGCAGAAGGGCCTCGACATCTTCGCCGAGACGCATCTGACGCCGGCGGAGATGAAGTCGAAGTCCGACGACGTCGACATCGAGCTGAAGAAGTGGCTCGGCGAGGTGAAGGACCTCGAGTCCGTGGAGGAGCGCCGCAAGTCGTTCATGTCCGCGGCGGGGAACCCCATCGAGGACGCCGGCGCCGACCTCGGCAACACCGGCGCGACCGCGAAGTCGATCGGGCAGCAGTTCGTCGAGTCCGCGGGCTACAAGCAGTTCAAGGGCCTCAACTCGAAGTCCTCGTCCTGGACGACGGGCGCGATCGAGATGAAGACGCTCCTCTCCGAGGGCACCGCCGGTACGCCCGGTGGCGGGTACGCGCCGATCCAGACCCCGACCGTGCTCCCCGGCATCGTCGACATCCGCTTCCAGCCCCTCACCATCGCGGACCTCTTCCCGCAGGGCACCACCTCGACGCCGCTGATCCGGTACCTCGTCGAGTCGTCCGCCACCAACGCTGCCGCGGCCACCGCGGAAGGCGCACTCAAGCCCGAGTCCGCGCTCGCGTTCACGAAGGTCGACGAGACCCTCCACAAGATCGCGACGTTCCTCCCCGTCACCGACGAGATGCTCGAGGACTTCGAGCAGATCCAGTCGTACATCGACCGGCGCCTGTCCCTCTTCGTCCGCATCTCCGAGGAGGCGCAGCTCCTCTCCGGAGACGGCACCGGCGCGAACCTCGTCGGGATCCTGAACCGGCCCGGCATCGCCACCAGCATCGTGAAGGGCACCGCGCCGTCCCTGTCCGGGGACAACGACATGGACGCGATCCTGCGGCAGATCACCGCGATCCGGACCACGACGTTCCTCGAGCCCGACGCGATCGTCATCAACCCGACCGTCTGGCAGACGATCCTCCTCTCGAAGGCGACCGGTACCGGGAACTACTTCGCGGGTGGCCCGTTCGTCGACTCCGCGAACCAGACCCTCTGGGGGAAGCGTGTCGTGGCGACGAACGCGGTCACGTCGGGTACCGCGATCGTGGGTGCGTTCGCGCAGGGTGGTCAGATCTTCCGCAAGGGCGGACTGACCGTCGAGGCGTCCAACTCGCACTCAGACTACTTCCAGCGTAACCAAACTGCCATCAGGGCAGAGGAAAGGTTGGCCCTCGCGATCTACCGTCCGGCAGCCTTCGGAACGGTTACCGGCCTGTAGGGTTCGGTGCTGTAACGTGGTGGGTGACTGAGGGATTCAGTCACCCACCACTCCCGAAAGGGGCACCGTGTCCACCGGTTCCTACCTATCCGGGAAGGTCGATCGCACCTGCCAGCAGTGCGGCTCGACCTTCCAGTCCTACCCTTCCCAGCCGCGGAAGTTCTGCTCCCGCGAGTGCATGGGGAAGTTCAACTCGGGCCGCGAGATGCCCGTCAAGCCCCGAACCGGCCGTTACAAGCCCTGCGAGCTCTGCGGTGCCGAGTTCTGGGTGATGAAATCTGAAGACGCCCGTCGCCGGTTCTGCTCCCGCGAGTGCCACAACATCGCGCAGACAAAGACACCGGTCATCAAGACGTGCGCTGTCTGCGGGAAACAGATCAGTCTCAAACCTTCCGAAGCCGAGTGGCGCGGGAAGGGACGCATCTACTGCTCCCGCGAGTGCATGGGTGCGGGACACATCAAACGGGCGCTCGACCGCATTCACAACGGCAAGCCGGCAGTCATCGACTCTCAGGGCTATGTCCGGGTCTACGAGCCGGACCATCCAGCTGCATACAAGAATGGCTGGATCGCCGAGCATCGCCTCGTGGTCGAGCAGTCACTCGGCCGGCGGCTCCGCCAGGACGAGCACGTCCATCACATCAACCATGTCCGGACCGACAACCGGTCCGAGAACCTCGCCCTCCTGACCCACTCCGAGCATTCGACCATCACTGCTCGGGAGAACAAAGAGGCGCTGCAAGCAGCGCTCGAGGCGCGACAGAAGGTGCTCGAGTATGAGCGCCGATTCGGTCCACTACCGGGCTGACCTGAGCTCCCGGGGCGGGCACGAGTTCCCCTTGGCCCGTCCCGGGTCCCGATAACTACAGAAGGAGCCGTCATGGCGGTCGAGTTCGATGGGGTCACGACCCCGCAGTCCACGGGCGCCGTCCCGACCCCGACCGACCCGGTCGTGGTTGAGCAGGTGCCGGGCCATCCCGAGTCGACGGGTGCGGTGGATGCGCCGCCGGCTGCGGTGACGGTGGAGTTCGGTGACTTGGGTACGTCGTCGACGGGTGCGGTGGAGACGCCGGGCCCGCAGTCGTATGGGCCGGAGGCGAAGGTGATCCGTTCCGGGCGTCGTGCGGCGGCGGAGCCGTCGCAGGTGACGCCGGAGACGAAGACCGAGTCGAAGACGCAGTCGGCGGATGTGCCGCTGCCGGGGCAGGCGCACTAGCCGATGATCGTTCTTCAGGGCACCACCTACGCGGCGCAGCTCGTCGCGGGGACGGACCTGACGGGGTCCACGGTGTCCTGCACCGTCACGGCCCCGGACGGGACCACGGCCACCTATTCGACGACAGCGCAGACCGTCACGATCACGACATCGACCGCGACGGCGAACATCCCCGCCACGCAGGTCGGCACCTACCTGATCGTCTGGACCCTCTCCGGGCTCATCTCCGGCGGCCAGTCGGACCAGTTCACGGTCGAGGCACCGACCCTCAGTCTCGTGTCGTTGGCGGAGTTGAAGCCGACGTTGCGGATCCAGGCGTCGGACTCGTCGCAGGACGAACTCCTCCGCCTCTACATGGAGGGTGCCCGCTCCGTGGTGGAGAACATCACCGGCGCGCTTCTCCCGTCGGTGAGGACGCAGGTGTTCCCGGGCCGGACGTCGGTGATTGTGCTCCCGGAGCGGTGGGTGTCGGCGGTCACGTCGGTCCTCGAGTCGAACGGGCCGACGACGGTGACGTTGACGGAGCAGACGTTCGGGACAGCCGCTACCGGGTATTCGTACCTGTGGGACCGGTCGACGAACATCCTGACCCGGTCAACGACGTGGGGTTCGTCTCTGTTCGCCGCTCTCGTGTCGGTCACATATACGGCCGGGTTGACGACGATCCCCGCCGACATCCGTATCGCCGCGTCGGAGCTGATCAAGCACTGGTATCAGAAGATGCTCCCGTTCCGTGCGGGGACCCCGTTCGGGTCGGCGGGTGGGGATGACGCGACGGTGGTCGGGAACTATCTGGTCCCGAACGCGGTGATGGAGCTTCTCGAGCCGTGGCGTCGCCCGCCGGGGATCGCCTGATGGGCACCTCGATCGGGGCGGCGATCGACTACCTCGTCGCCGGCCTCACGAACGGTCAGACCATCGGGACGGTCACGATCCCGGCCCTCACGTCGATCAACCCGGTCGTGGAAGTCGCCGACAACCTGCCCACGACCGCATCGGGGGTGTGGGTCATCATCGGCCGCACCGACACGACCGCGGGCACGGCCGGGACGGGCACGAACACGTACGTCGAGCTCGGGGCGACCCGCATCGAGGAGCAGTACACGCTCCCCGGCCTCGTCTACGTCGAGACGGCCGGGCCGGGGCAGAAGGCGGCGAGGGATGCCGCGATCGACCTTTACGACGGTGTCGTCCGGTTGGTGCACGCGGATCCGACGTTGGGTGGCCTGCTCACGCGGGGCGGGGTCGGGCTCGTCTCGAACCTCGGGTTGACGCAGACCGACGACGACCACGACGCGGCCGGTGGTGCGGGTGTCGTCGCGCAGATCCACTTCGATCTTCAGATTCAGAACACCTACATCCCGTGAAGGAGCCTCCTGTGGCGACGTACAAGAACAACACCGGCTTCCGGCAGAGCATCGCCCGCGACGGGATCGAGTACAACGTCGCCGACGGCGGGACGGTCGAGATCCCCGACGAGGACCTGTCGTTCGAGGACCGTCCGGGGTGGGCGAAGTCGTCCGCGAAGTCGCCTGACGTGAGCGTCGACTCGGAGGTCGCTGCTGTCGAGCCGGTCACTGCCCCTTCTGCTCCCACTAACTGACCACCACCACCACCGTCTGTAGATAAGGACTCCTCATGGCTGTAGGCGCTGGCCTCTCCGCAACCCTCGGCATCGCGACCGAGACCACCGTTGGCACGCCCGTCGCCGTGACTCGGTTCATCGAGTTCGACAAGGAGTCGGTGAAGCTGAAGAAGAACACGTCGCAGGGGATGGGTCTGCGGGGTGGTGGTCTCGTCGCGCGTGCGGCGCGGCGGGTGAACGCGGCCCGTGAGGCGGGCGGTGACCTCGAGTTCGGTGTCACGACGAACGGGTTCGGTCTGATCCTGCAGCACATGCTCGGGTCGTTCACGGCGACGCCGACGTCGGTCGGTGGGGGCCTGTATCAGCAGGTGCACAACATCGGGGCGTTGCAGGGGAAGTCGTTCACGACGCAGATCGTGCGTCCGGACACGACCGGTGTCCTGACCCAGAACGCGTTCACGTACCCGGGCTGCAAGATCACCGACTGGGAGGTGTCCGTCGGCACGAACGAGGAAGTCAAGGCGAAGCTGACGATCGACGCTCTCGATGAGGCGACCCCGTCGAACGGGTTCGCGGCGACGACTCTCGCCGCGGCGGTGACCGCCGGGGCGGCGACGATCTCGACGGCCGCCGCGATCCCCGCCGGCGCCTACGTCACGTTGGACACGGGAGTGAACGAGGAGGTCGTGCAGACCGTGGGTGCGGCGACGGGGTCGGGCCCGTACGTGTCCACCCTCGTCACGGTCGCGAAGGCCGCGCACGCGTCGGGCGTCTATGTGGGGTCGCCGACGGGCATCAACTACGGGGCCGCGACCGCGTTGCAGACGGCGTCGTACAACGCGGCGACGACGTCGTTCCAGTTCCTGCAGGGCACCCTCATCGGCGGTGGCACGACCGCGACGACGGGGGGTGTGTACACGAACACGGGTGGTACGGCGGTCGGGACGGTGAAGACCGCGTCGATCAAGGGGAAGAACGCGCTGAAGACGGACCGGTACCAGTTGGGTACGAATGGGGTGCGGGCGGAGCAGATCGAGAACGGGTGGCGTGAGTACTCCGCGGACTTCGATGCGGAGTTCTTCTCCCGGAGCCTGTACGACGCCTACGTCGGGGACTCGCCCCTCGCGCTGCAGCTCAAGTTCGCGGCTCCCGGCGGGGCGGTCCTGTCGTTCTACGCCCCGACCGCGTTCCTCGACTCCGGTGAGGTCAACGTCGACGGGCCCACGGTCCTCGCCCAGAAACTCACCGCCGCGTTCCTCGACGACGGTGTGAACGGGGCGTTGCAGGCCGTCTACACGTCCACCGACTCGACGATCTGAATGCCGGTCGCGCTCGAGGTCGACATGCGTCGCCTCGTCCTCGAGATGCGGCTCGTCGACAAGAAGTTCGCCGCGTCGCTGCGCCGTGAGGTGCGGGCCGCGGTTGAGGAGCTCGGCGCGGACCATGTCGAGCGGGTGAAGTCCGCCGCGATCTCCGCCGGCCTCCACAAAGCCGCGGAGGGCTGCTACATCCGCCCGAACTTCTCGCTCAAGTCCGCGGGTGTCCGGATCCGGATCAACCGGCGCATATCACCCGAGGCGTCGATCTACGAACTCGGGAACCATTCCGACGGCGACGACGGTGACGGGACATTCACGAACGGGACGAAAGGTGTCATCGGGAAGCGTCCGTTCTTCTACCGGACGTTGAAAGCCGCGGAACCCCTCGACGAGGCCCGCATGTTGAAAGCGATCGACATCATCTGCCGCGAAGCAGGATTCCGGTAGACCGCACGACCAGCACTATCAAATAAAGGGGAACACGTATGGCATCGAACATCGTCCATGTGAAGCTCGGCGAGGAAGACCTCGGCGAGTTCGACTTCCAGAAACTGACCGTCTTCGACGCGATCCAGTTGAAAGCGAAGTCGGGTCTGACGACGAAGCAGTTCATCGACGGGCTCGCGGAGATGGACGGCGCCGCGATGCAGGCCCTCGTCTGGCTCCTCAAAACCCGGAAGGGCGAAGTCACCGAACTCCATGCGCTGAACTTCGCGATCGGTGACCTGGACCTGCAGGAGGCCCCGGACCCTACACAGGAGACCTCTGGAAGCGACGCTGCCAGTACCTCGGTCTCCTCGCGCATGTCTGCCACCTGACCCCCGACCAGGTCGACCACCTGTCGGTCAACGACTTCGACATGCTCGTCGACTTCGCTGAGGCGTACAACGAATCCATGAAGGGGTGAACCGATGGTCTCGAAGGATCTGCAGTTCAACCTCTTCGGGCGGGACATCAACGCGACCGCGTCGCTGCGCCGCGTAGCGGCGTCGGCGGAGGAATCGTCGCGGACGATGAAGCGGTCCTTCGGTGAACTGCCGAAGATCGCGGCGGAAGCGACCGCGGGTGCCGTCGCCGGGTCCGTGTACCTCGCGGCCGGGTTCCAAGCCGCGTCGCTGCGGCTCGTCACTGACGCGGGCGAGTCCGCGAAGTCGCTGAACAAGGTGAAGCAGGGGATGCTCGACATCGCCTCCCAGACCGGCCTCACCGCCGGCGAGGTCACGTCGGGCATGTATCTCGTCGAGTCCGCCGGCTACCACGGCGCTGCGGGCCTGAAGGTCATGGCGGCGGCGGCGCAGGGCGCGAAGATCGGCGGCGCCGACGTTAAGACCGTCGCCGACGCCCTCACGACCGCGATGACGGACTACTCGTTCCCTGCATCGAAGGCCGCGGACACGACATCGAAACTCATCGCGACGGTGTCGCAGGGCAAGACGACGATGGAGGAACTCGCCGGATCCCTGCACAACGTTCTCCCGACCGCCGCGTCGCTGCACCTGTCGTTCGGGCAGGTCGCCGGCGCGATGGCGACGATGACCGGGGAAGGTATCTCCGCCGATCAGGCATCCCAGAACCTGAACCATGCGCTGATCTCTCTCGCGAACCCGACGCAGGTGCAGACCAAAGAGATGGCCGCGATGGGCCTCAACTCGACGACCGTCGCTCAGCAGCTCGGGAAGAAGGGACTCACCGGCACCCTCGACCAGCTCGTCACCGCGATCACGCAGCACATGGGCAAGGGCGGACTCGTCCTCCAGAACGCGTTCAACCAGTCGAGGCTCGCCGCGCAGTCCGCGAACACGATGTTCAAGAACCTGCCCGCGTCGGTTCAGTCCGTCGCGACCGCGTACCAGAAGGGCACGATCACCCAGAAGGACTGGACCACTGCGGTGAAGGCGATGACGCCGCAGCAAGCGAACCTCGCGAAGCAGTGGGCCGCGTCCGAGAACGCATCCAAAGGTTTCTCCGCGGCATTGACCGCGAACCAGGGGGCCGCGCAGACGTTCACCGGCGCCCTGTCGAAGATGACCGGCGGTCAGCAGGGTCTCTCCGTCGCGCTGCACCTCACGGGCGACCATATGGGCGCGTTTGAGAACAACGTCAAGGTCATCGGTGCTGCCTCGTCCGAGACGGGCGGGAAGGTGAAGGGCTGGGCGGAGACCCAGACGAACTTCAATCAGCAGCTTGCGCAAGCCCGGTCGACTCTCGAGGCGGTGGGCATCACGGTCGGGACGACGCTGCTGCCCGCGTTCACGCAGGGTGTCCGTGTCTTCGGCGGCTTCTTCGGAGCGTTGAAGGACGGGAACCCCGCCGCGCGGACCTTCGCGATCGTCATCGGGAGCCTTGCGGGGGCATTCACGGCTGTGTTTATCGCACAGAAGGCGTACGCCGCCGGCGCGATGATCGTGCAGGGTGTCATGGGCGTCGTGAAGCTTGCGACGATGGGGTGGACCGCTGCCCAGTGGCTCCTCAACGTCGCGATGGACGCGAACCCGATCGGGGTCATCATCCTCATCATCGCGGCGCTGATCGTCGTCATCGTCGGCCTCGTGACGCATTGGAAGCAGGTGTGCGCGTTCCTGCAGACGGTGTGGGGTGCGGTGTGCAAGTGGTTCGGTGACACCCTCAAGTCGATCGGGCATTTGTGGTCGACCCTGTGGCACGCGAATCAGGTCGTCTTCCAGACCGTGTGGCGTGCCGTGTCCGGTTTCTTCCGCAGCATCTGGAACGGGATCGTGTCCTGGTTCATCTCCTCCGCTCGCGGCTATCTGAACTTCTGGCGCGGCGTCTGGGGATTCGTCGTCGACTACTTCCGTGCGGGCTGGAACCGGCTCCTCGCCATCGTCCGGGCGATCCCCGGACAGATCATGGGCTTCTTCCGCAACGCAGGCTCATGGCTCCTCAACGCGGGCCGGGACGCGATCCAGGGCCTCATCAACGGGATCACCGGCAGTATTGGCGCGGTCGGGAACGCCGTGTCGAACATCGCCGGGAGCGTGATCGGCACGTTCAAGAACATCCTCGGCATCCATTCCCCGTCAACGGTGTTCGCAGAGCACGGAAAGAACATCGTCCAGGGCCTCATCAACGGCCTGGTCGGTAACACGGCGTCGGTGCATGCCGCCGTCGCGGGACTCATCCCCGGCGTCTCCGGTAGCAGCATCGGCGTGAACGTCGCCGGTTCCGTCGGCGGGGCGGGTGCTCTCGCCGCGAACCGTGCCGCCGCTGGTGGGGTGACGGTGAACGTGACCGTGCAGGGCGCGATGGTCGGTAACGCGGCGCAGTTCGGCCAGTACGTCGTCGACGCGATCCGTACCGGCACGAGGCAGGGCGCGATCCCGAAGAACGTCCTCGGCACGATATGACCGGCCGGATCGTCACTCCTGGCCTCACCCCGTCCGCGACGCTCACCCCGTCCGCGACGCTCACCCCGCAGGGGCCCGTATATGGTGGCGGCCCGATCTCCCCGCATCAGATCGCGCTCGCCTGCGGCACGGGCGGCGCTTACGTCGACGTCACCTCCTATGTGGAGTTCGGTGAGGGGATCACGTTCGCGGGCGGCCGCACCGACCAGTTCTCCGATACGACGCCGCAGACGTTCACGTTCACCCTCAACAACTCCGACGGCCGCTTCACCCCCGGCAACACCGGCTCCCCGTTGGCGACGACGGTGACGGAGGGGATGGGGGTCTCCTGGCTGCTCGGCACCCGCCTCGTGCACACCACGATCCTCAGTGTCGAGATCCCGGCGGATGACGCGACGTGGCATCAGTTGCGGGTCACGTGTGACGACATGCTCGGCACCGCGGGCCGGCACGAGCTCACCTCCATCGCGGACGGCCTGACCGCGATCTACAACCCGCCCCTGTTCTGGCGTCTCGACGAGCCGTCCGGAGCGACCGCGGGCCTCGAACAGAAGTCGTCCCCGTTGGGGCCGTTCACGGCCTGGTCATCGTCCGCGACGACGTCGACGACGCTCATCCAGTTCGGGCAGACCCAGAACGTCGCCCTCCCGGGCACTGCCGTGACGGTGGCGGCGGGGCCGGGGGAGACGACCCGGTTCGGGACCACGCACGGGAACACGGTCCTGAAAACGTCGATCGGGTACCCGATCCCGACGGACACGACGCGGTCGTACGTGTACGGGTCGTGGGCGTTCTGGGTGTATCCGGGTTCCACGATCACGTTCAACCTGTTCCCGTATTGGACGGTCGGGCCGGGCTTCTCGGATTCGGCGCAGATCATCGTGACGCCGTCGTCGGTGGGAGTGCAGGGCGGCCCGCAGGCGCCGGTGACGCACACGTATACGGCGGCGGAGTCCACCTCCCCGCACTACCTGGCCCTCTATTCGACGCTCGTGTGGCAGACGTCGGGGTCCTATTGGGCGCACCAGTTGACGTTGTTCCTCGACGGGCAAGCGGTGGGCACCACGTTCATGGAGTCCGCGGTGCGCGGCTACACGGTCCCGGCAGGGATGCTGTCGGCGGGGACCGCGATGCAGCCCCTCGAGGTCGGGTTCAACATCGTCGCCCCGGCCGGCGGGCCGTCCCTGTCGGGGACGGTGCAGCGGGTCGTGCACACCCTGTCGGGGTCGTTGGAGCAGAACGCGCTCTACGACACGGAGGATGAGCGTCGCGCGGTCCTCGACACCCTCTCCACGGACCTGTCGTCGGCCGCGTATGACGGGCGGGCATCCCTGTGGGGGGCACCGATCGGGTTCCCGGACGTGTCGAACCGGTCCGTGCTGGACGTGTACAACGACATCGTCCGCACCGAGCAGGGCCACCTCTTCTGCACCACCACCGGTGCCCTCACCACCCCGGTCGTGCTCCCCAGCGGGGCACTTTCGTACTTGCAGGGCGCGACGCCGGTGGAGCAGATCCAGGTCCGGGACCGGGACCGGCCCACCATCGTGAAGGCCGCGTTCCGGGCCACCGACGGGACCGGTCCGTTGCAGTCCGCCGAGCTGGACGGGTTGCCGTCGTTCGTGCGGGACATCACGAACGTCGCCGAATCCGTCGACGTCGCCGGACCCACCCGCACGGTCACGGTCACCGACCCGACGATCCTCACCGTCTCGGCGCGGGCGATCACGGCGGGCCTGTCCGAGACGGTCCTGCTGACGGATCCGGGGGATCTGCGCCTGTGGGGTGAGGACCGCCTGAACCGGGGGAAGAACATCGGGATTCGGGTGCAGCAGTTCACCGTCGACGCCGTCACCACCCCCACCGACCGGTCCGCTGACCTCCTCAGCCTGGTGCCGGGGGATCGGGTGCAGCTCACGGGCCTGCCGGCGGCGACGCTCGGGTTCTCGACGTGGGACGGCTGGGTCATCGCCCGCAACGAGGCCCACACGGTTGATGCGTCGAAGTTCACGTTCACCGTCGCACCCGTCCTGACACCGCCGGCGGTGGCGGACACGGCTCTGGCCGGGAACGGCGGTTCCGTGGTCCTCGCTACCGCGATGACCGCGACCGACACGACCGTCGCGGTGACGTCGACGGACGGGACCCTCATGTCCACGGTCACCCCGTACACGATCACCGTCGGCACATCCCTCGACCAGTGCACGGTCACGGCCGTGTCGACGTCGGGACTGAATCAGACCCTCACCGTGACCAGGGCGGCGGGCGCGATCGCGCACACCACCGGCGCCGCCATCGAGGTCTCCCCCGTCCCGACGACCGGATTCTAAAGGAGCCCCTATGGCTATCTCCCTCATGGCCGTCGGTCAGACGATCACCGCCGCGATCCTGAACAAGATCATCAACGTCGTCAACCAGACCGCATTGAACGGGATCATCCCCACGTCCGTCGCCGGCACCGGCGTCGTCGTCTCCCCCAACGGGGCGATCACGATCACGAACGGGACGATCATGTCCGTCAACGGTGTCTTCTCCGGCAGTTACGACAACTACCGGATCACGTGGACGTCCTCGACCCGGTCGGCGACGAACAGTCTCGCGTTCCGGCTCCGCGCCGCGGGCACCGACCTCACCACATCCACCTACGACTACGTCCGCGGAGTCGACGCGGGCACCACCCGGACGGTGACGTCGTCGTCAGCGGCGACGACGGTCCCCATCGATAACGGCATCGCGATCGGGATGACCTCGAACGGGGTCATCGACCTGTTCGGGCCCGCGTTGACGACGCCGACGACCGCGAATGTGCAGTCGGCGAGTATCGCGTCGTCGGCGGCGTCGTCGGTGCAGACCGGGTTCGTGAACGAGTCGACGGCGTCGTATGACGGCTTCTCGATCTCGATGACGTCCCCGAACACGTTCTCCGGCATCGTCCGCGTGTACGGCTACAACAACCTCACCTAGGAGCCCCGGCATGGGATACACGAAGATCGGGCCCTTCATCGACGGCGGCGGCCCCTACCTCTCCGCCGCGAACATCAACCACCTCGAAGACGGCATCAACACTGCCGGTGCCGCCGTCGCGAACGTCCGCGACCCCCAGTACGGCGGGGGCGCGAAAGGCGACGGCGTCACGAACGACACCGCCGCGATCCAAGCCGCGATCGACAGTGGGCAGCCCGTCTACCTCCCCGCCGGCACCTACCTCGTCACCGCACTCACGAACACGCACGGGACACCCCTACGCGGGTCCGGCAGCAACACCACCATCATCCGTGGACGCACCGGCGCGACGACGCTGTACACCGCAACGCAGCAAGCCGGCCTCATCATCGAAGGCGTCTGGTTCGACTGCAACAGCATCGCCGCGACCGCGATCAACACCACCTGGACCGTCAGCGGCGGCATCGCCCCGTCGCTCGGCAGCAAATACCGCGACATCCGGGTCAGTAACTACACGTCCGTCGGGTGGATCGCGACGTCGAACAACGATGCCCCCTTCGACTCCGTCCTCATCGAAACGTCCGGGGCCGCCGTCGGGTTGCAGCTCGACGCGCCCGGCGGCGCCGTGAACCTCACGAACACGCGCATCTTCGCTCCCCTCGTCCTCTCCTGCCAGTCCGCGTCGATCGTCGGCTGCGTGCTGTTCGGGGTCCGGATCACCGGCGGGGACTGGAACGTTCTCCAAGCCTCCGGCGGCTACTGGTACGCCGACGCGACGTACGGATGCAACATCTACCTCGCTGCAGGCGTGAACCTGTATTCGGGTGCGCTTCTCGGCACCCACCTCGAGAACTCCACCAACAGCGGCGCGATCATCGGCGGTCCCGGGTCGATCCAGTCCGCGCTGTCCTTCGTCGGATGCCACATCTTCGGGTACGGGGCCGGGGTCGGGACTGTTGACTTCGTCGACTCGACCGTGGGCCGGTCCGGTTCCGTCGCCCGCGTCATGCTCGAGGGTGGCCGCATAGATGGCCTCGTCTCGACCCTGTCCACGACCGCCGTCCGTGTCGTCCCCCACAACGTGTCCTTCGCCGGCGCATACACGGCTTCCGTCGTGGAAGCCGCGAACAGTGACGGCGGCTCCTACGACATCCTCAAATACGGGGGCGTGTTCCATCAGGAGTCTCTGGGGGAGCTCGCTGCAGTGCAGCACGCTGCTGGGAGCGCGGCGTCCGGCGCGTCGGTCACGATCGCGGGGATGCCCCGGTCGGGGATCTTGTCGCTGCGTGGGAACGCGCCCACGGACCCGTCGATCCAGGTCGCCTATAACCGGATCGGGTCTCTCGCCGGGACTGTGACGGTCCTCGCGTCTGCCGCGGGGACCGGGCCTGGGTCGTGGACGGTCACGATCCCGGCGGGGAACAGCCAGTCGACGTATACGACCGACATCACGATCAGTCACAACAACGGCGACACGTTGACGTATCTCGCCGCGGTACTCGGGTTCTAGAAGATCCCGCCCTCACGCATGACGTTGAAGGCTGCCCTCGCCCGGACCCGGATCCGGGCTGCCCGTGTCGCGATGGCTGCTGTCTGGGTGGTCCTCATGACGATCGCGGTCGGCGGCCTGATCGCTGCCGCTACCCATTCGCTCCCTGTCTCGACTTGGAAGGTCCCGTTCTGATGACCCTGAAGTACACGCTCGATCAGGCCCGCACCCGTGAACTCGCCCACGAGAAGGCGACGGGGCTCCCGCAGGCGTGGTGGCCGCTCCCCGCGGGGAACGACTGCATCGCCTACCAGCTCTGGATCCTCGGCCTCCGCGGCGGGAAGGACCTCGCCGACCATTACATCTCCATCAGCAAGTTCCGGGCGTGGGCGAAATGGCCCGAACACCCCATCAGCGACGCCCAGTCCGGGGACCTCGTCTGCGAGGAATGGCCCGACACAGGGAAGCCGATCACCGGCACCCCCGGCCACCTCGAGTACGTCTACTCGATCGACCACGACGACAAGCGGATCACGACCGTGTCCGCGAACACGGGCCCGCAGCCGGGGAAACCCCTCCCCCGCGGCGTGTACCGGAAGACGCGGGACCTCGACGAGCACTTCCTGTTCGTCATCCGTCCCCCGTACGCGGACGAGAAGGTCACCACCTCCCGCGCCACCGAAGTCCGCGACGTCGCCGCCTACCTCAACAGCCTCCACCTCGGCAAAGAGTCCTACGCGTCCGTCGACGGCATCGAGGGACCCATCTACTGGTGGGAAGTACAGACCTGGGGCCGCGCGAACGGCGTCTACGGGAAGGGGTACGTCATCGACGGTGTCCCCGGCCCGCAAACCCGCCGCGTCGAGGCCCTCATCTACAAGCTCGCGAAGCAGAAGTAGCCCGCCATGCATTTCGGCGACCTGGTCCTGCAGAACTTCTTCGGGATCGTCGCCTCCGTCATCGGTGCCGTGTTCTCGTACCTCGCGCTCCGGTTCCTCCGCGGGATCCGCGCCTCCACGCAACGCACCGAAGTGCATGCGGCGGAGACGGCGGAGAAACTCTCCCAACTCGACACCGTCTCCGTGTCGGCGTCGAACGCGGAACTCGAGCGGTGGCAGCGGGACATGGCGTTGCGGATCGAGGCCGTCGCGGAGGGGAAGTCCGACACCCTCGCCTGGCAGGCCACCTTCGACCGCACGTTGGCGGCGACGATCCTGCGGGTCGCCGCCCTCGAACAGTTCGCCCTCGACTTGGACGCGTTCGCCCACGGACGGGCGACCGTCCCCACCTTCACCGCCGCTATCCCTACCACCACGCAAGCCACGGAACTTCAGGAGGAACACGCATGAACCCGCAGATCCTCGACACGGCCCGCCGTGTCGCCCGAACCATCATCCAGGTCGCGCTCGCCTTCGGGACCGTCGCCGCGATCTACCCCCTCATCGTCAACGCGATCGGCGCCCCCGCGGGCTCGAACGTGGCGCTGTGGCTCGCGACGATCGGCACATGGGTGACGACGGCCGCGGCGATCATCGCCCGGATCATGGCGATCCCTGCCGTGAACAGTCTCCTCGCGGGTCTCCGCCTCGCCGGCCACTCCGGCGTGACCGCGCTCACGTTCGAGGAGCCGTCGACGGCGACGTCGCTCGTGCGGGTGCAGTCGGCGAACTCGGGCGAGTTCACCGGCACCCCCGCCCACTAGCCCGTGCGGTGGCTGCTCGAAAGGTTCGCCGCGGTCATGATGGCCGCGGCGCTCCTCGGGATCACGATCGTCGCCGTCCACCCGTGAGGCGCCCGTCGGAGTGGTACACGACCGGCGGCATCGTCGTCGCCGCCGTCACGGTCGCGGTGCTCCTGCTGTGGGGGCTCGCGTGCGGGCTCCTCACCATCACCCCCTAGCCCCATGCGCCCCGGGTGGGAGTGGGAGACCCTCGCCGCGATCACGGTCGGGCTACTCGCCATCGCCACCCTGACCCTCGCCGCCCTCGGCATCACCTACATCACCCCCTAACCGGAAGGACTCCCCCATGCCCCTCATCGCCGCTGAAGCGAACCAGATGCTCACCACGGAGGCCGCGCGTCTCGCCTACCTGTCCGTCCACACCGGTGACCCCGGGACGACGGGCGCGAACGAAGCCGCCGTCGCCCGCGCTGCCCTCACCGGCCAGTGGGGCACCGCTGCGAGCGGGTCGATCTCGACGGCGCAGCAGACATTCACCCCACCCGCGGGCACCTACAGCTACGGCGGCTACTGGAGCGCGGCGACCGGCGGCACGTTCCTCGGCTCGTTCGCGTTCTCCGCCGCTAAGACCCTCGCCGCGGGCGACACGTTGAAGGTCACCGCGACCCTCAACGAGACCCTCAGCTAACGCGCCCCGCCCGAACACCGAACTAAGGAGCCGCCGTGACGATCGCGTCGGTCGGCTCCGCCCAGGTCGGGACTTCATCCACCGCGAACGTCACCGTGAACGTCCCCGCCGGCGTCACGGCGGGGCACCTCCTCATCGCGGCGGTGTCGTTCAACACGGACAACACGGTCCTGGACCAGTCGGGGTGGGCGCAGGCGGGGCAGGTCGGAAGCGCGGCACATGCGCTGCTCGGGGTCTTCTACCGGTTTGCGACGGCATCCGAGCCCACCTCCTACACGTTCACGTCGACCGCGTCGACGTCGTCGACGGGCATCATCGCCGCCTATTCAGGTGTCGACTCCACGACCCCGCTCGACGTGGCGCCCGTCACCGTGGATGGCGCATCGTCAACGTCTGTGGCCGTCGGGCCGATCACGACCGTGACCGGGAACACGCTGCTCTGGTATGCGTCCGCGGCTCGATCCGGGTCCGACACCGTCCAGGTCGACGCCGCGTTGACGACCGTCGCGCAAGCGACCGCGTCCCGACGTGTGTCGGCGGGATCCGAGACCCTCACCACCGCGGGCACGTCAACCGCCCGCACCTTCTCCGGCACCACATCGGTACCCCGCTCCGGGATCCTCGCCGCGTTGCGGCCCGCGGCCACCGCAACCACGACATACACCGTCACCGGAACCAACACGGTCACGGTGACCGCCACCGCGACGCAGACGGCCACCTATGCGGTCACCGGCACTACGGCTACGGCGGTAGCCGCTACCGGCGCGGTGGCCGCCGCCGCCGCAGTCACCGGCACCGGAACCGCCACGGTCGCCGCAGCTGGGACGAGCGCCATCGACGCTCCCGCTACCGGAAGCGACAGCGCCACGGTCGCAAGCACCGGCACCGCCACCCTCACCGTCACGGTGTCGGGTGCGGACACTGCCGCCGTCGCGACCGGAGCGGCTACCACCGCGATCCTCACCACCAGCGGCGCCGCGACCGCAGCCGTCGGTGCCACCGGCACCGCAGCAGTGACCGCTGCGGTAACTGGCACCGACACTGCCACGGTCGGTGTCGCGTCGACCGTCACCCTCAACGACGCCGTTGCCGGCACCGACGGCATCACCGTCACCAGCGGCGGCACCGGCACCATACAGACGGCCGTCACGGGCAGTAGCAGCACCCAGCTCACGAGTACCGGCACCGCCGCTATGGTCACCGCCGCTACCGGCACCGACCTCGCCACGGTCACCGCGACGGGATCCGTCAGCGGCTATACCGTCTACACGGTGTCGGGTGCGGACACTGCCGCCGTCGCGCTCACCGGCACGGTCACCGTCACCTACCAGACCGCCGCGGGCCCCACCACGGCCGTGACGGCGACCGGCGTTGCGACCCTCACGGCTACGGTCACCGGCATCGACGCGCTCACGGTCACCGGCGCCCACCTCGGTACGGGCGGCGACGTCACCCTCACCACAGCCGTGACGGGCGCCACCCTGACTGCCGTCGCGCTCACCGGTACCGCGGCCGTTACCAGCCAGCCGCAAACCGGGGCACGCACGACCCTCACCGTCACCACCGCGACACCCACCTACACGACCCGCCGCGTCGCCGCCGTGACCCTCACCGTCACCGGCAGCCACCCCACCCCACCCACCGTCGCCACCCAGAGGACACCCCTCACCGTCACCGGGACGACACCCCGATTCACGACGAGAGCAGGCTGATGGACGTCACCCACCTCGAGCAGACCCTGCGGACGGATGCGGCGATCGTCGCGGCGCTCCTCATCGAGGGACGCACCGCCGACGCCGACGCCCACATCGAACGGTCCGGGCATGTGCGACGGCTCCGGTTCTGGCAGGCGGGCCGATCCGTTGCGCGTGAAACCCGTACTTATTCGGGTTGACCGCGGAGCCACTCCACCGGCACGCCCAGGGCCTCAGCAAGCTTGCGCCACTGATCCGCAGGGATCGTCCTCCGGTCGTTCTCCCACTGCACCACCGTGTCGACCGTCACTCCGCACGCCCGCGCGAGGTCGGGTTGCTTCATGTTGTTCCGGACCTTGCGCATCTTGCGGATGCGATCGCCGGGCGTCCAGTCGGGTGGGGTGAAGGGCACGTCTCGGAGCGTACCCCGAACTGGGGCCCGCCCGCATTACTACGGCCATAGCACCCGAAGAAATACGGGAGTACCGTGAACGACATGACCCGAACAAATGCGGTTCTCGCGGACGCCCCGAAAGCCGCCGACGACGCCAAACTGCTCCTCGAGCAGCTCCACCGCCTCGAACGCGCATCCGTCATCGGATCACTCGACTTCGAGACACGCATGGACATCGCCTACGAACTCGGCGACGTCCTCGACCGCCTCAACGCCTACCGCGTAAGGGTCCTCGGCTGATGACCCCGTACACGCGCGCCGTAGTCCGCCGCGGCGCAGGGCCCCTGCACATCGCCACCCTCAACCGCACCTGCGCGAGCTGGGCCGGTATCTGCGGGCGCCGGATCCCGAACACGGGCACCATCGCCTACGAAGGCGACGCCGCACTCGAAGCCAGCAACGAGCACGGCGACGAGTTCTGCCCCGACTGCGCCGACTTCGCACTCAAAGTCGCCCGCGCACTCCCCACCCGCGTCATCGTCCCCCGCGCCCTCCGCCCCACCGGCTGGGCAGCCCGATGACCCGCATGGTCGTCGCCCGCAACGGATACGGACCCCTCCACATCGCCGAACCCGACGGCCCCACGCTCCACGCCATCTGCGGACGCACACTCCGCGGCGACAAAATCACCACCTGGAAAGCCGGCCGCCCAGCCGCCGCCGTATGGCGCGAATGGCGACGCTGCGCCACCTGCGTATCCCTCGAACGCATGTGGGGACGATGACCCGCGGAGCATTAGTCAGAATCGGCGAGGTGGCGTACCAAGACCGCACGAGACGCATGTAAGGGGCTCGACCCATCCGCCCACCTCGCCGGTGCTCGCATTGAGGGTGATGCCCCTGGTGGCCCACCACTCACCACCGCAGGCGCAGCGGAGATTCGAGGGGGCGACGACGTGAAGCTCGATCGGATCGTTCATGTCGTGAGCCTCACACAACGCAACAGTCGTTCCCAAGGGGAACGGGCACAAACGTTCCAGACCCTGACAATCCGGTAACAGACGCGCGGGGCGTGTCCTCTTCACTCCACGCACCGCGAACACTGAAGGCCAGCAGACCCGCTCCGGGGGGAGAACGGTACTGCTGGCCTTCACACGTGAAAACACAAGCGCCCGTACTTCTCGGTCCTGCACCGAGAGGTGCGGGCGCTTTTTTCAGTTTTGCGGGTCCAGGGGGGTGGACTACCCCCAGTGTCCCCTACACGGGGGGTAATCACCAGACTTGACATACCCCCAATCCGGACCCACGGAGCCGCCATGCCGAGACCCTGGGTGTATCGCGCGGTGTATTGCGCGGGTGTATGGTGAAACCATGAACAGCGCAACGATCACCGCCAGCACGAAGGCTCTCTACGCGACAGCCATGCAGCTCGACAAGGCCGGCCTCACCGCCGACGAGCGCACTGTGAAGCAGTGGGCTATCAAGGCGATCGAAGCCCGCGTGCCTGCCGTCGAGGCTCACATGGAGGCATGGGCCGACAGCGAGACCCGCACCAGCACCTACATCCAGGCCCTCGGGACCGCTCTCCGCACGGTCGGCGCCCTGTGAACCGGGAAACCGGCGCCCGCCCCTCACGCGAGACATCCGAGCAGATCGACTCGACCCGCGCTCAGGACGAGGACCGCTTCCCCAGCCTGCTCTACAAGCCCGACGCGGAAGAGACTCCCGCGCACCAAGCCTGGAACAGGTGGGCAGTCGCAAACGACCTATGGCAAGGCCGCCGCGGGTTCCAAGGCGAACTCGCGCGCGCCGCCTTCCTCGCCGGATACGAAGCGGGCGACGACAACCCCGAACGCCGCAACGAGATCTCAACCGCATGGACCGTCGCATCCACCCAAGAACGCCGCGCGGACCTCGCATGGGCTGGGCTGCGCCGCATCGCCGCCGCTCTCAGCGAAGACGACCGGGGAGACAACTACGCGGAACTCATCGCCCGCGAAGTCCTCACCAGTCTGCACATCACCGCGGAGGAGCAGTGAACGTCACAGTCGAGTTCATCGGCGGCCCGCTCAACGGACAAACCCGGCAACTCGAGGAACGTATCGCCACGACCGGATACACCCACCCGCTGCCGAAGGAAACCACCACGATCGACGACGACCCGGTAATGCCGTCGCTTCCACCGATCGACACCATCGAATACCGCTACCACCGCCGCCTCGTCGTCAACCACCACGATGGCCTCCGACCAGAGACCGTCCTAGTCCAGATGCGGATGGTCAAACCATCCCAGGTCCGCATGGCCGAAAAGCTCGTCAACGAGTGGCGAAAGCACTACGGCATGCAGTCCATCGGCCCGTGGCCCGACCTCTGATGCCGAACCAGCCGAAGACCGTCGCCCACACTGTCCGCGTTCCCGAAGACCTCTGGATCGCGGCCCGCACCCGTGCTCGCGAGAACGGCGAAAACGTCTCCGACGTCGTCCGCCGCGCCCTGACCGACTACACGGCGCCCAGCCGCCTCTGAGCCGCCCCCACTACCGTCCCACCGTCCCGATGTTGGCTTGAGAGGCCCCGGGACCTGACGTCGAACCGCCCCCGCACCCCCTGCCGGTGCGGGGGCGTTCACGTGTCTAAACTGCTCACACAACCCCGGATGCTTCGGCTACCGGTCGCGAACCGCGAACTGTCTCCGTATGGTGCGCGTGCCCCTAGCGGGCTAGCGGTTCTGCGAATACATACGACGGGCTGTGCACGGCACGTCGTCCGCCTGAGGGCCTCGCAGACGCGGGGCCCTCAGTGCTTACAGCACACCCATCGACAGCGACTCCGCCACGATCTTCGACTTCCCATCGAACGACATCTCACACCGGTACGACCACGCCGGCACCGTCGAGAACGACGCCTCACCCGACGCCGTCACCCGCCCCGCACCACCCGACGTCGACTGATGCGAGAACACCACAAGCTGATCCGCGCCCGCCTTCAACTTCTTCCGCACGAGCTGCTGACACTCACCCCACGCGAAGATCTTGTCCGCAGCCACGCCCGTGATCGGCGCCGCGACCGTCGGTGACGGCTTATGGGTGACCGTCGGGGTCGGGCTCGAGCAGCCGGCGAGGGTCAGGAGCAGGGCTGCAGCGACAGGGATGAGGGCGGTGGTCGTGCGCATGGCGGCATCCTGACCCAACTTGGACTTAGGTGGGGTCGCGACTCGCATCATGCGGCATCCCCGCTCGAATCCGCCCGGATGGCGAACCGACCGAAGCCGCGCGCAGCACCCGCAGCGACGTTGCGTCGCTCGTCATCACCGACGTGCAGGTACCGCTGGGTCGTCTCCAACGACGCGTGCCCGAGCATGTCCTGCAGCGTGCGGATATCGTGCGAGTTCTGGAACGCCGCCGTCGCCCCCGCGTGACGGAGAGAGTGCGGATTCCACCCGGTAAGGCCAGTCACGATCGCGTTGATCGTGTCGACATGCACGTGACCCTGGAACCGGCCGGGGAAGTAATAGCCCCACGGCTGGGACTGCTCGAGTCGCTTCAATGCATCGCCGACCAGGGGGTCGAGAATCACGATGCGTCGCTTCTCTCCCTTGCCCGTCACCTGCAGGTGGTCGCCCACCCGATGCTCCATGTGCAGGCCCGCGATCTCCGCCCGCCGAAGGCACGCGATCCGGCCCAGGAGCAGGACCGCCTGTTCGGCGGGAGTCGCACGATCCATGCCGGCGAAGATCGCGTCATCCGGCGCACGCCGGGGTGAGGTCACGGGGACCTTCACGGGTGCAAGCTTCGCGGTCGGGTCGGCGGGGATGAGGCCCTCGTCGTGGGCCCAGATGTAGAACGCGCGGAGGCCGGCCCGGATCGCCTTCCGGCTCTCCGCCTTGTGCGTCGTCCGCCGCGCGGCGAGGTACTCCTCGAGGTCGTGGTAGGTGACGGTCAAGAGGTCCGGGTGCTCGGCAGCGAATGCGCGGATGCATCCGACGCGGATGCGGACCGTTCCGGTTCCGCGGCCTGCGGCGAGCAGGTGGGTCGTGAAGGCCGCCAAGAGGGCAGCAGTGTTTTCTGTCATGGGTGGGTATCCCGTCTCGTCTGACGCAGCGGGTACTGCGACAGGTGCAAATAAACCGAGATCGTCTGGGGATTCCACCGGATGCCCTCATGTCGGGGGTGTGGTTGGGCGGAACCTACCGGACGAGGGGGTGGCTTAGGCGACTGCCTCGCCGTTGAGCAGCGGATCGGACCAGACACCCGTAGGTTTCAGGTTCGAGTCCTGATCGGGGCGCTTATTCGACGGGACTGATCCCGTCTTCAACCATTCGAGGTCGACGCCCGTGGCAAGTGCCCAGGCGGCGAGGACGAGCGGCTTCATGCGCTCCGGTGCGGTGCGTTCGAGCTCGTAGTTGGTGATCGTGTTCTTGCCGACGCCGATGAGGTCTGCGAAGCGGGCGACGTCCATGTCGGGGCCGAGGAGTGTCCTGGCCTTCCGGAGTCGGTCCCCGATCGTGAACGCCGGGTAGCGCCGAGCATCGTGGGTAGCGATGGTCATGTGACCAAGTTAGGACTAGGCGCCGAACTTGGTCAAGAGTCGGGCGTGTCGCGTTGACCGAACAGGGACAGATCCCTAGTTTGGTCATGTGACCGGAACTGGGGATTACATCGGATCGGCGGCCGCAGCCGAGATCCTCGGCGTCAGCCGCCGCACATTCAACCGAATGGTGACCCGGCGCCAGATCGAACCCGCCTTCCAGCTCGGCAAGCACACCTCTGCGCGTCTCTTCCTCCGCGAAGACGTCGAAGCCCTCGCCAAGGCAGTCGCCGCATGAGCACCGACATCGACCCCGGCGACGCCCGAGTCGACCTCTACTTCAACGCCCTGTTCCGATTCTTCGCCAAGGTCGAGGACCAACGGCAGACGACGCCCGACGGCTGCTGGATCTGGCCCGGCGCCATCACCGCGACGACCGGCTACGGACGCGCCCTCATCGAGGACCGCTACATCGACGCGCACCGCGCCTCGTGGGAGTTCGTCCACGGCGAGATCCCCGCCGGGATGGACGTCTGCCACCGCTGCGACAACCGCGCATGCGTGAACTTCAACCACCTGTTCCTCGGCACCCGCAGCGTCAACATGCTCGACGCCCGCGACAAGGGACGCCTCGCGGGTCAGAAGCTCCGCCTCGCCGACATCCCGAAGATCCGCGAGGCGTCAGCCGGCGGACGGTCAGCCGCGTCGATCGCGTGCGACTTCGGTGTCGACCGGCGCTCCATCTCGAACGTCCTCAACGGGGTCACCTGGCGCGGAGCCTGACCACCGTTCCCCCATCCGTCCCCGGCCGATCCGTGTCGGGGAAACCGATGGGCCGCCCGCGTATAGCGCACGGACGGCCCAGGACCAGAAAGGCACTCCATTGCCAATCACGATCGTTTCTGAGGGTACCGGGCCTGTTCCGGCGCCTGTATCCCCCACCCCGGCCCGTGGGCTGGTGACACGCCGGAAGTTCCGTCTCCTCGCGTCGCTGCGGCGGAACCGGCGTCGTGCGACGTGGATCCGCGCCCAGCACACGGGGGAGTTGCCGCCGGTCGCGATGGTGACGACGTGTGTCGCCGCGGTCACGCTCAGCCTCGGCCTCTCCGCGTGGGTGGTGACGTGGTGATGGCCGTGACGCTCCCGCCGCTCGAGCAGATCCAGGCGATGACCCCGCAAGCACGGCACGAGCTCGCGGACGAGTTGAAGCACGACACGGCGTTGCATACGTCGGATTTTTGGACGTGCAAGACGTGTCTGTGGATCTCGATCCTCGAAGGACGGGCCGCATCATGAGCGACTACATCGACACCCGCGAGGGCTGGGTGCGGCACGAGATCCAGGGCGCGACGCCCATCCGAGACGAGGAACACGTCGTCATGGAGTATCAGGGGCATCAGGCGGTCGCCTACTGGCTGCCAGAAGTGTCGGTGCCGCCGCTGCCCACCGAGCCGTACACCGTCATCCGCGCCCACTGGAAGGGCCACGACAGCGCCTTCGGGGACGTCATGTGGCTGGCTGCGGACGGCACCTGGCGGTACGGGAACGGTGACCGCGTCCACGCTGCGGATCTGGCCGAAGGGATGTCCGGTTTCGAGGTGTTGGCCGAGCCGTGCCATGCGCATTACGGAGCGGAGGACTTGAAGCGGGCCGAACGCGATACCGCGCGGGCGGTCCTCGAACGGGTGCGCCAAGAGCTGCCGCTCGGTCACGACGGCACATCCCTGCGCTACCTGGACGAGATCGCCCGCGAGTTCGGGGTGGAGTCGTGACCGGGGCGCGGATCCTCGAGGTCCACAAGCCGACCGGCTACCAGGACGGCGGCTGGCCGACGTGTGCTGCCTGCGGTGACGGCTACCCCTGCTTCGACGTCCTCCGCGTCATCGAGGGGGCGAAGTGAACGCGGAGGAGAAGTTCGGGCGTCTCGATCCGACCGAGTTGATGGGCACCATCATCGGCTACGCACCGAACCGGCGCATCGACCTGCAGGTCGCTTTTCGGGATCGCATCCTCGCGCTCGTGCGGCCTGCCCCGTCCGCGCTCGACCTCGCCACCGTCCGCCGCATTCTCACGGCCCGGGCACCCGCGGACCCGAAGTGGGTGGAGTGGGTCGACGGATGCATCGAAGAGATCGCGAAGGCCACACCCAGCGCGGGCGTCACGCTCACGGCCGAGGATTTGATGTCCGCGGCGGTCATCGTTCGGAGTCGAGCAGACGAGATGGCGAACGCGATCGGCGACACCTCGGACTCTGACCGGCTTTACGGCATCGCCGAGATGCTACGCGAGGCCGCGTCGTGACCGGTGATCTCCCGGGCCGTAAGCCCGCGTCGCATCCCCTCGACCCGGACCTGATCGCCCGCGCACGCCGCGTCCTCAAAGCCCGCGAAGAACGCGACCGGTGGGCCCGCTGGGACATGGAACAGGAAGAGGCACGCGACGAAGCGCGCCGGGTCTGGAACGGGGGAAATCGGTGAACTCACCCGACGAGATCGCAGCACGCCGCGACTTGGACGAAGCAATCCGCGCCTACTCAGCGGTGTTCGACGCCGACGGCACCGTCGGCGCATGGGCGATCGTCTTCGAGCGATCCGCCCTCTTTCCCGATGACGAGCACGAACCGCTCCGGTACGCGCACACCTACACGTCCTCGATCGGCGCTTCCGGTGCCACCGTCCTCGGGCTCCTGCAGATCGGTTCACGACTCGTCGAACGGATGACCGTCGGAGGCATGGAAGAGGACGAGTCGTGAATACGGAGCAGCTCGGGCGTCTCCTCACCGCCCTCGAGGCAATCGCCACCAACACGCAACGCATCGCCGACGCACTCGAAGGACGTACCTACACCGACGCGCTGAGCGCCGTACGAGCCCAGTCCGCGCGGCACACCGCCGAAGTCGCAGCCAAGTACGGGCGGCTCAATGCCGGCTCGCTGTCTACAGACCTGAACCCGGAAGGGACCCACGCATGACCACCGAACTCAGGACCCGTAAGCCCACCGGGCGCCCGTCCTGGCCGATCCTCCTCCTCGCCGGCGCAGAAAAAGCAGGCAAGTCCTACAGCGCAGCCGTCGCATCAGCATCCGACCTCATCGGCCGCACCTACTGGGTCACCATCGGCGAAGACGAACCCGACGAGTACGGACAACTCGGCGACTTCGACATCGTCGAACACGACGGCTCCTACGTCGGCATCCTCACCGCCATCCACGGCGCCGCAGCCCAACCCGTCCCCGAACATGGCGTCCCCCTGCTCGTCGTCGACTCCATGACTCGCCTGTGGGACCTCATCACCAACCACGCCCAGGACGTCGCCAACAAGCGGAAGAACAAGCGTCCAGGCGACGACGCCCAGATCACGATGGACCTCTGGAACGCGGCACGTGACCAGTGGGCCGCCGTCATGGACGCGATCCGGGAGTTCCCCGGCCCGGTGATCCTCACGGCCCGCCTCGAACTCGTCGCCGTCATGGCCGACAACGGGCAGCCGACCACCGCGAAGGACTGGAAGGTTCAGGCACACAAGTCGTTGCCGTATGACGCCGGCGCGGTCATCCAGATGCCTGCCCGCGGGGAGACGTGGATCACCGGGGTCCGGTCGGTGCGCTACAAGCTCGATCAGCGGAAGCGGGCACCGAAGGAATTCACGGTCGACTGGTTCTGGCGGCAGCTCGGCCTCGGCGAGGTCGAGACGGGTCCGCGGGACCACGCCGCCCCCCGGGTTGTACCGGAGCCTGCACCTGCCAGGGTCCAGCAAAACCCGGCGCGAACTCCCCCGTTCGATCCGGCGCCCTATGAGGACCAGATCGCGCTCGCGCAGTCGGTGGCGCAACTCGCGAAGGTCCGTGGGAAGGCGGTCGCCGCGGGCCACCTGCAGGAGCGGATGACGAACGGCGAGACGCTCGAAGTCGTCCTGTGGAGGACGAAGGGACGCCTCGAGCAGGACGCTCGGGCGCATCACGTCGAGCCGCCTGAGGAGGACGAGCCGGAACCTCGGCCCGAGGATGCCTACGCCTACGACCCAGCGGAACTTCCGTTCTGAATCATGCGTCAGATCAGGGATTCCACGCCCCGAAGCGGTAGAATCGGGGTACAAAAACTGAACGGCCCCGGAGGCGCGCCAACGCCTTCAACCCGGGGCCTGACCCCTGCAAGGAGGGGCTGATGATCGACCCTATCCAGAAGTCCGTAAAGGCGAACTTCTCCCGCGAACGCAGACGACACGTCCTCGCCCTCCTCAGAGGCGACCGTGTCTTGGAGACAGTCGGACCCGACGCGCAACTCCTCTACGCCGTCGGCGCCCTCGTCTGCGACGACACCGGACGAGTCAGCGAAGCCGACCTCCACCTCGCACTCCGCGACCCGTCCATCGTGTCCGCGGCCCGCGAGCTGCTCCGGAAGGCGGCAGCCTGATGCCTCGCCTCTACGCCCAGAACCGCCTCGCGATGTGGCAGGACGACGACTTCCGCGCCCTTTCCGACGGCGCACAGAACCTCTACAACTACCTCCTCGCACACACGACAACGACCTATGCCGGCGTCGCCGACTGGCGCCCCAAGCGCCTCGCACAGGTCAACACGACCTGGACCGCTGCCCGAGTCGAGGAACTCGGCAGGGAACTCGCCGCATCACACCACCTCGTCATCGACGAGGACTACGACGAGGTCGTCATCCGGTCCTTCCTGCGCTGGGAAGGGGTCCTGAAGTCCCCGAACCTCGCCCGCGCCTGCGCTCGAGCGTTCGGTCGTATCGAGTCCCCCACCCTGCAGCGGGTTGTGATCCACGAGCTCCTCCGCCTCAAGCAGGAAGCCCCCGACCTGGCCGCGTGGGACCTCGACGAGTTCGACGAGATCCTCACCGCCCGGCCGCCGCTCGACGGGAAGACGATCACCGCACCGATCTCTTCCGAGAACCCCTCCAGTGACCCTTGGCTCAACCCTTCCGGGAAGGGTTCCCCGAACCCTTCGGCAATAACCTTTAACCAGAACCCTTTACCCCTTACCCCTCAACCCGAACCCTCGAACCTGTCAACCACCGCCGATGGCGGCGCTGACACTGATCTGTCGAAGGCTCAAGAACTCGTCGAGCAGCTCGGCGTGGAGTACGCCTCGGTGGTGCAGGCGATCAGGGTCGTCTGCAAGGTCGCACCGACGCCGCGGCAGGTGCTCCGGCTCGTCTCCGAGGTCCTCGCGAAGGCTCCGGATCTGGATGGGGTCGGGAACCCGACGGGGTACGTCCTCAAGTCGCTGAAGACGGACAAGGCCCACCTCGTCAAGGTCCTCGAGGACGCCGCATGAGCGCCCCGTACTACAAGGACGACCTCGTGACGCTCTGGCACGGCGATGCGCTCACTCGCTTGCAGTGGATCGAGGCCGACGTGCTGGTGACCGACCCCCCGTACGGGATCGACTACCGCACGGGGGCTCGGAGGCAGGCTGTCACCGCCCGCAGCATAGTCGGGGACGAGGACACGACAGCCCGTGACCGTGCGCTCCGCATGTGGGGCGACAAGCCCGCACTCGTGTTCGGCTCCTGGCGCCAGAAGCGCCCTACGGGCACGAAGACGCTCCTCGTGTGGGACACGAAAGGCGCTCTCGGCATGGGCGACCTGTCGATCCCGTGGAAGCCCGCACACCAGGAGATCTACGTCCTCGGCGGCCCCTTCACCGGACCACGCACCTCCGACGTGCTCGTCTGCCCGCCCGTGCAGGCGACCGCGGCGAACGGGCGACTGCACATCAACCAGAAGCCCATCCCGCTCCTGCACGACCTCATCGGCAAGACGGTCGGCACCGTCGCCGACCCGTTCGCCGGCTCGGGATCGACGCTCGTCGCCGCCCGGCAGATGGGCCGCCGCGCGATCGGCGTCGAGATCGACGAGGCCTACTGCGAGCTCATCGCCAAACGCCTCGAACGCGAGACCGCGCAACACCTCGACTGGGAGGACGTGTCATGACCAGTCTCGAACCTCGCTGCACCGTGTGGTGGGACTCGCCCGACGACCTGTGCCCGATCACGCTCACCTCCGACCATGCCTGCCTACGTGCCCCGAGCTTTCACCTCCGCCACGTCTGCACCTGTGGCGCCGAAATGATCGAGGGCGTCTGATGGCGAGAAATACGGGCCGCGGTAGCAGGGTGTCAGCCGGTGGGCTTCCAGTTCGACAGATTGAGCGTGACGGTCCAGAAGACACAACTGATCTCGTCGCGTGGTGGCTCCCGACGAAAACGAGGCCAAGCATGACCGGGCCGAGCGCCTGTCCCGTCGTCTCGCCCTGGGGTGAGCGTTGCTTCGTTCGGAGCGGGCATGACGGATGGCACTACTCGTACGCCCGCGACATCTTTTGGGACGAGGCCGGCACCTATTACATCGACGAACCGAATGAACCCCCCGAGGTGATCCGGTGAACGCGCCGTACTACGAGGGCGTCTCGTGAATGCGCCTCCGGGTCACGCGCCCCGCCCACCCCGCCACATCGAAGCCGAGATGGAAGCAGCCGGCGCCGCCGGAGACGAACTCCGCCTCGGCATTGCACGAGCTCGGTACAAAGCGTGGCTTGAAGACCAAGGCATCCACGAAGGCATCCACGGCAACACCGCCCCCGAGGAGGCATACGAATGAACTTCGCCGAAGCCTGGGCCACCCCCGACGGGAAAGGCACCCGCCTCATCCCCGCCGAAGACATCGTCTACGGCCCGCAAGGCCACCCGATGATCCAGCTCGACCTCCGAATCCTGCACGAGATCCTCGAACAGGCCGGATACGTGAACATCAGCGACTTCCACGAGGACACGGCCCGATGAACGTCCACGACGCGAACTTCGCCCTCGCCATCCGGCAACGCGACACCGCCCAAGGACGCCTCGACGCCGTACGCGCCCTCTGCACCACCCGCCCCCACGACCCTCAACTCGCAGCACGCATCCTCCGCGCCCTCGGCCCCGCCCAACGACACGACCTCAACCGCGACTGGCCCGGACGCGCGGAAGTCCTCCGCTCCTTCGGCGGAGAACTCGACACCGAGATGGTCGACCAGATCGACGCCGCACACACCACGGGCACCGGCGACGACGACCCCGAGGACGCCGCATGAACCGCTCACGTCTCTTCCACGGTGGCGTCCCGGGCCTGCAACCCGGCGACCTCATCGAACCCGGACACGACCGCAACCATCACGACGGCTGCCCGTGGTGCGAGGCCCGAGCACGGGGCGAAGCACACCTCGGCATCGACCCACTTGCTGAGCCGGGACGCGTCTACTGCACGACCAACCGCCTCTACGCGAAGCACTACGCGTCGCTCTGGGGCCGCGGCGACCTCTACGGCGTCGAAGCCGTCGAATGGATGGTGAGCAGCTACGAAGACACGATCGAGAGCTACAAGACCGACGCGCTCCGGGTCACCTCTGTCCTCGAGCGTGCCGTGCTCCTGACGCCTTCCGAACGGCGGCGACTGCTCCGCGAGTGGACCGAAGCCGACCGTCTCGCTGACGTTCGCGACGGCAGGGCAAGCGCATGAATCCGCGGACCCTCACCGAACGCCTCATCCACGCACGACAGAACGCCACCACCGAGCCGGGCCGCCGCGACTACGACGACGAACTCCACACCGCCGCCGCACTCCTCCGCACCACCCACGTCAACCACCTCGCCCGCGCACTCGACGCGTTAGTCGCAGAAGTCGCCCAAGCCCGCGACGCCGAACTCGAGGCCCAAGCCGTCAGGAGACACCTCGCATGACCGACCTGACCGATTTCACCGCAGCCGACCGCATCACTCGGCTCCTCATGCACAAGTCCTTCGAGCCCCAGCCACCAAATCTCGCCGCAGAGAACGCCGCCCTCAAATCCGAGATATCGCACCTCGAGGTCGAACTCGAAGACGCCCGGGCAGACATCGAATCCCTCCGCAGCCTCCTCGGCATCGTCATCCACAACCACCTCCACGGGAAGGTCGTACTCAGCCCCGCCGAACTACGCGTCCACCCCCATTCCGCGCACCACGTCTCCGCCGCTGCGCAGACAGTCACCGGCGAACTGCTGCTGAGGACCGCATGAGCGACGACGTCCCCATGCAGTCCGACGCGGCATTCACCGCGTGGCTCCGCTCCCTCGAACCCGGCCGCGTACAACTCGACCGCCTCCCCAAAACCCCCGTCGAGGTCCGCATGCTCCAACACGCACCGGCGGACGCCGCGTGAACACGCCCGGAACGGCCCTACACGCCCGCCTAAGCCCCGAACAGGCCACCAGGGCAGCCGCACCCACCCCAACCACCCCTACAGCCCCACAGACCCCCACACGCCACAACCGGAAGGACCACTCATGACTGACCTCACGACGCCCCACGCCCGCTGGGTCCGCTGCCCCGACCCCGACTGCCGCCAGAGGGTCTACAACACGTCCGAGGACCGGGATGCTCACCTCGCCTGGCACGACAAGCTCGACGACCGCTTCGCCGAACTCCGCCGATCCGTGATCTACATCGGCAAGGAGATCGACGGCATCCGCAACCAGCTCGCCGAGAGCCGCCCGGTCGAAGGCACCCTCGTCGCAGCGCAGGAGGACGTCGAGGAATGGCCCGAAGACGAACTCGAACCCGACACCGGACCCGAGCCCGTCGTGACCGGAGCGGACCTCGCACCCCCCTTCGCGGAACTCACCGCCGACACCACGACGGATGCGGCCGACCTCCACGACATCACCTCCACGGACGACGACCTCGAGCAGCGGATCGCGAACCTCACCAGCCCCGTCAACGTCCACACCCAGCCCGGCATCTGATGACCCCGTTCCAGGTCGTCGCCTACACGATCGCCGCCGCCGCCACAGCCGTCCTCGCGGTCATCGGCTGGCGCGCACTCGCCCGGTGGGGCGCACGCCACCTCGAGGCCCTCCTCGCCGACGCACTCGACCACGACCCCTGGACCCACATGGACGACCACCTCGACCGCGAACACCGCCTCCTCACCACACACATCCCCGCCTACGACCAACCCGACACATGCGCCCACTGCGACACCGCGTGGCCCTGCATCCCACTCCAAGCACTCGGCATCACCAAGGAGCACGCATGACCGAGCCGAAGCAACAAGTAACCGCGTTCGGGATGCCGATCGTCCTCGACTCAACACTCCCACCCGGCCATGGCTACATCGCCCCTCGCCCAACACGACGAGCCGCGCTCACCTACGACGACCTCCTCGGCCTCGCCGACTTCATGGAAGCCAGCGATCCGACCAGCCTGCCCGCGATACTCCGCGCATTCGTCGTCCACCGCACAGGAGGCGATGTATGAGCAACCTCTGGGCCGAAGCAATAACCGCCCGCGAGCAGTTCGCCACCGTCCACCGAGTCGAAGACCCCGATGGGAGCAGCAGCATCGAACCGCCGCTAGACGCTGCCTGGGATGAAATCACCCAACTCCGCTGGAAAGCAGCCGTGGTCGAACACGAAACCGGCATTCGCATCATCGTCACCGGCCCCTACCACAACTACAACGACGAGCGAGAGCACTACAGCCTCAACATCGGCCGCGCCAGCATCGGATCCAGCAGTTTCGACACCTGCTGGACGCTCCTCAACGGCGTCACTCTCGGAGCCCAGACCAACGAAGAAAGCCACGACGAAGGCGACCCCGACAACCCCTACTGGACCGCCCGCGCCCAAGCCGACCGCGCCCATCTCGCGCGCATATACGCACTTATCGAACAAACCGAAGCCGAATGGTTCGAGTGGACGAACCCCTCTATCGACACCGGATCACTCCGCGCCATCCTCACGGACGGCCGCACCAAGGACACGGAATGAGCATCCCCGCCCCTGAACGCACACTCCTCCAAGCCGTCGACGTCCTAACACTCCCCCACGACACGATCGTGGAGCGGCAGGGCGCCTACCTCTTCACCCGCCAAGACCCCGCACTCATCCCCGCACTCCGCCAAGCCATCCACTCCAACATCGGCACCGGCTCCGGAGGCGGCGAAGCCCACCACACCCGCACCGTCCTCAACATCCAAGCCTCCGAGCAATACCGAGCCATCGAAAAACGCATCCGCAACTGGGCCCGCCGCGCCGGCTACCAACCCACCCACCACTGGCCCGAACCCGAGACGCTCCTCCGCATCTGGCACGCCACCTACCGCGGCGACACCCGCACCCACGAAGCCACCCTCAACGCCTGGATCACCACCCTCGAAGAGCTGCTCGTCGACCCACCCCGCAGATGGTCGCTCTCCGAAGAATGCCCCGTCTGCAACCAACGATGGGCAATCACCCCCGACGGCAGAGTCGACGCTCTATCGGTCACGGAGCGTGACCCCGCCCACCACTCCGAAACCGTCTGCCGCAACTGCAGCGCCCGCTGGGACGGAATCGAAGGCGCACGCGCACTCGCCCTCGCCATCGACGAACACAAAGCCCACAAGGCCACCGCATGACCGTGTACGGATGGGACGCCGCACTAACAGGCGCGCTCATCGCCATCTCCGTCCTGGTGGGCGCAGGAATCCTCGCCGCCCTCATCTGGGCGGTCATACAACTCGTCGACCGTGGGCACATCGACGGGTCCGTCGCCATCGCCGCGGGCTGCGTCCTCTTCATCGGCTTCTTCGCGGCAGTCGGCTACTTCATCGGATTCAAGCCATGACCGGGAAACGCGCTCTCGAGACCTACAGCCTCGGCGACCTCATCGCCATCAACCGCCTGTTGCAACGCCGCCTCAACGTCATCGCGCACGTCGTCGGTGACCACCAGTGGGTCCGCGGCGACCTCCTCCGCGCCACACTCGACGGAAGACACGAACAATGAGCAGCAGCCGCCACACCTGGCTCACCGTGCCGGAGCTCTACCGGCTCTCGACCGCGTGCGTCCCCATCTGCGAAGTGTTCGGACGACCGCCGTATCTCGTCGGCTCGGTACTTGCCCGCCGCGACTACCGAGACGTCGACCTGCGTCTGATCCTCGACGACGACGACTTTGCTCGTCGCTTCCCCGACCGCATTTCGCTGCGCTTTCTGAACGCGCTCATCTCGGAGCAGCTCGCGCGCACGACAGCGCTCCCCATCGACTTCCAGTTCCAGTCCTGGACCGAGAATCTGGCCGAGCAGACCGCATCCGAGGGCAACCCGATGCCGGTCGGGATGAAGGAAGCCCTCTGGCCTGAATCCGAAACGATGTCGCAGTGACCGCGCTCATCACGGAGCGGTTCTACCCGCAGCTCGCCACAGGCCACCCCCGCCTCGACGCCCTCGGCCGCCACATCGGCACCGCAGCCCTCACCACCGCACTCGGCCTATGCGCCATCGCCGCCACCATCGCAGCCGCAGGAACCATCGCCGCCACCATCAACCCACTCACCGCAGGCCCCCTCTGGCAACTCATGTACGCACCCATCCTCGCCACCGCCACATGGCGCCTCGCACGATGGACCCGGGCACTCAAACGGACGATCGGAAGACGCATATGACACAACACAACGGCCAGGAGCACCCATGACAAACACCGGAGCCGAGCCCTACCCCTGCAACCGAGGAATGAACAACCCCCTCGCCCGCGGCTACCACTACTTCCAAGTCGGCCCCACCGGCATCAACTGCTGCATCTACTGCGGCGCCTACCCCTACGAACTCGGTGACGTGCTCAAAGCCTTCAAAGCCCTCACCCGCCTCGCCGAAACCGCCATCCGCAACGACCCCGCACTACTCGCCGAAATCAAGAGGCAGAAATCAAGAGGCAGAAATTGAAGGACCTCGTATTTGCCCTCATCCCCAGGAAACCCCTCGTGCATGACGTCGACATCATCCGGGACGGCGAACTCCTCTACACGATCCACTCACGCCAACCACTCGACCTCGCCACTGTTCAACGCATCCGCACCGCATTCCAGGACACGACCAAACGGATCCCCGAATGACGGCTCGCGCATACGTCTCCATACGCCCCGACCAGTCCACCCCGATCCGCGTGATTTGCCACCACTGCGGCCTCGAACTCCTCGCCCAACGCTGGAACGAAGCACGCGACACCGCACGACTCCACAACCAACGCCACCACGAACAGGACCACACATGAGCAAGTTCTGGGAAGACTTCTGGGACGGCGCCAAAGTCATACTCATCTACTGCCTCTACGCCGCGCTGCTGTTCACCCTCGTGGTCATCACCGGATACTGCGCATCACAGGTAGCACCCTGGACGCTCGCCATCACCATCCCGGGAAGCGTCCTCATCTTCGCGGCCGCAACCGGCCTCCTCGTCGCACTCTCACGCCGCGCATGAACGTCTCCGAGATCGCAGTAAACCGACGCCCCGAACTCCGCCGCGTCGGCATCACCTTCCCCGAACGCCACCACGTCGTCGCCGCAGCCAAACGCGTCCTCCTCGAACTCGGCCTCGACTGCACCATCGACCCCCTCGGCATCAGCCTCCCCGTACCAAGATTCAGCGCCACCTACTACCTCGGCGCCCTCGAAAGACTCACCGGCACACCCGGATGGAACGAATGGGACAACACATGAAAAACAAACCAAACGACGCCGACTGGACCATCAACTACACGTGCGCGACCTGCCACTGGCATACCGAAGGCGGCGGATCAGTCCTCGCCCTCATCACTGCACACGAGTCACTCCACCCATGAACCGATGCCTCAACCGACGCCCACCCACCGGCGAACTCACCGGATCCTGGATCCGCGACCACCACTGCACCCAACCCACCGCACACGACGGGCCCCACCAATGCCGCTGCGGATACGCCTGGAACAACCACCACCAAGACGCCGCATGAAGCACACCCGCGGCGTGTCGCTACCCAACGACACACACCCAAAATGGCAACCTAGTCAAGTCGCAGGACACGTGTCGGATTTTCAGGTCAACCCATGACCCGCCGACGCCGCAACCCACGCAGGCCCGGCCTCGACGACAAGCGCTACCGGGCCGCACGCGAACGCCTCAAGATCATCGGCTCGCACGTCTGCGGACATTGCGGGTACGCCATCGACATGCAGCTCAAATGGCCGCACCCACTGTCCTGGTCCGCCGACCATGTGCACCCACGCAGCACACTCCCACCCGACGACCCGCGCCACTGGCACATCGACGGGCTCCGGGAGTGCCACCTGCGGTGCAATGAGAGCCGCGGGGCGAAGCCGCTGACACCCACAACCCAACCCCCCACCGAACCCAGCATCGACTGGTGACATCAAGCCCACCGGCTTGCTTGGCAGGCGGGCATGCGGCTGGCTCACAGACAGGGCTCAGCGAATCTCTAGGCTTCGAGCCCGGCCGCCATCCGCCAAGTCGTTTCCTCGTGCAAACGAGGTTTGGTTTCCCGGGACGTAGGCGGTTGGAGTTGATCACGGCGACCGAAGCAACTTGTCAAGCCTGCGGGGCGACCTATCTTCCGAAGCGGTCGACTTCGCGGTACTGCTGCGGAGCTTGTCGGCATTGGGGCTACAAGCATCCAGGCGAGCCCCGGCGGTTTCGCCCGAATCGGCGGGTGGTCTCAGCGACTGGGTACCGCGCCTGCAAGGTCTGCGGCGTCGAGTTTTGGGCGGCGCGGCGAGGCCGAATGACTTGTGGACCGCGCTGCTACCACTGGAGCAAGACACGTCCAGGTGTCCCAGCTCCGGAAGTGTGGCCGGGTCGAGGAAGACGCCGGGTTTATGAGCGTGACATGAGTCCGCGGCCATGTCTGCAGTGCTTCAGAATGTTCGTTCCGCTTCGCCGTGTTGGTGGCGCGGTGTCCGAGACGTGCAGTAAGCAGTGCGGGCAATGGCGTCGGTATGGCGTCCCGCCTGGTGGGCATGGGCAGGGGAAGAACGCACGTCGCTTGGAGCGTGAGCTCGCGCAACCGGGTCTGCTCCGTTCGGAGCGACGGACGCTCTTGCGGAAGTGGATCGCGTCCGTGGCGGCGTGTGTGTACTGCGGGGACGCAGCGACGACCGTTGACCATGTGCTGCCATTGCACCTTGGCGGCACGAATGAACTTGAGAACCTCGCCCCGGCTTGCCGACCGTGCAACACATCGAAGGGGCGCAAGACGCTAGAGGAGTGGGGTGGTCGTCGTGGACGTCCCCTGCACCGTGTGCGGCAAGCTCTTCCCGGCGAAGCGGGCTTCGGCGATGTACTGCGGGGAGCGGTGCAAGAAGCGTGCGCAGCGGAACCCGAATCGTCCCGCTACGGGGACGGAGCGTCCCGCTAGCGGGACGCTCAACCGGGGTGGCATCGCCCCGGTTGCTCCGATCCGTCAGGCGGCTGGCCGCGTCGCGGAGATGACTGAAGCGAAGCTGTTGCAGGCGAACCGTTTGGACACTGTGCTCGGCGCGGTCGCATTGGTTCTTGCGGCGAAACTGGACGAGCCGGGTTTGGATACGGGGTCGTCGATCGCTGCGCTGGCGCGTGAGCATCGCGCGGCGATGGCGGCTGCGCTGGATGGTGTGCAACTGGTGGAGACGCCGTTGGAGCGGATCCGGAATCAGCGGCGGGTCGGGTGACTCTGACGGCTCCCGAGGTCGGGGTGCAGTCTCCGCGGTTTTCACATGTCCCGGATGGGGTTGTGGATAACCGGTCGGGTGAGGCGATCGAGTTGGTTGCTGCGGCTGGGATGCCGATGGATGCGTGGCAGCAGGCGGCGCTCACGACGATGCTCGGTGAGCGTGCCGATGGGACGTGGGCTGCGCAGGAGATGGGTCTTGTCGTCGCGCGGCAGTCGGGGAAGAACAGTGTCCTTGAGGCGCGTGAGCTTGCGGGCTTGTTCCTGTTCGGTGAGATGCGGATCGTGCACAGCGCGCATCAGTCGGCGACGGCTGATGAGGCGTTCAAGCGGATGCGGAACCTGATCGAGGGTGTTCCGTGGTTGGACGCGGAGGTTGGGAAGATTCTCGGGTCGCCTGGCCGTCAGTCGATCCGGTTGAAGTCGGGTGCGGAGTTGTCGTATCGGACGCGGACGAAGGGTGGCGCTCGAGGGTTCTCGGCGCCGATCGTCGTGTTCGATGAGGCGCAGGAGTTGACGGGTGAGCAGCTCGCGGCGATTGTGCCGGTGACGTCGTCGTTCCGGAATCGGCAGATCATCTACACGGGCACGGTCCTGGCTGGGGCTGCGGTGTTCCGTGGGGTTGTGGAGCGGGGCCGGCAGGGTCTTGGTGCGGCACTCGGGTATGCGGAGTGGTCCGCGCCTGAGGATGCGGCGTCGGAGGATGTGTCCGCGATTCTGCAGGCGAATCCGGGGATCGGGAACCGTCCCGGGTTGACGGTCGAGTACTGCTTGAACGAGCTTCAGATGTTCCGGGCTGCGGGTGCTGAGCACAAGTGGCGTGAGGAGCGTCTGTCGATCTGGCCGGATGAGGCGACTGTCGGACAACTGATCCCGTCGGCGGGTTGGGCTTCGTGCTACACGAAGTGGCGGCCGGCGGATGGGCAGCTCGTGGATCACATCGGGGTCGCGTCGTCAGTGGACGGGAGCTACTCGTCGGTGGGTGTCGCATTCCAGCATGAGGGGTGCACGTTTGTGCAGGTGGTGAAGCATGAGCCGGGTACGGATTGGGTGATCCCGTACGTGCAGGGGCTTGTGGAGCGGCGTCGGCCGCGGATGGTGGTCCTGGATCAGGGTGGGCCGGCGTCGAAGTCGCTGTCGAATGGTCTCGATTTCGTTCTTCCGCAGGGTGTGTTGCGGGAGACGAAGACTCCGGAGACGCAGGCGGCGCATGCGCAGTTCGTGGATGCGGTTTTGCAGGGGCGTATCGAGCACACGGGTCAGCCGGTTCTGGATGCGGCGGCGCTGGGTGTGCGGGAGAAGATCGTCGGGGATGCGCGCATGTACGACCGCAGGAAGTCGCCGGTGGTGATCTCGCCGGTGGAGGCGGTGACGTTGGCGGCGTGGGGTCTGATCGCGGGTACGCCGCGGCCGTCGAAGTATGAGTCGAGGGATCTCCTCGTCATCTGAAGGGGAACCCGATGGGCCGTGACCGGCTGGTGAAGCTCGCGCTCAGGCGCCGGTTCCTCGTGACGACGGATTCGGAGGAGGCGTTCGATGGGGTTCTCGTGGATTGGAACGAGAACTTCTTCGTCCTCGAGGACGCCTGGTCGGTGGCGGCGTCTGGGGATCGGATCCGGATCGATACGGCGTTGTGGCTACCGAGGCCACGGATCAAATACATGCAGGCAGTGACCGTCTAAGGAGAGAACGCAGCGTGTTTCTTTCCAACGGGCAGGTGATCCCTGCGAGTGCGGTGGATCGGCTCGGGGACCGGACCCCGATCTTCGCCGACGCGAACTATTACGCGTCCACGTCCCTGTCGCTCCTGAACACGTATGCGGCGTACGCGGCGATCTACAAGACGCAACTGTGGGTCGGGACGGTAGTCCGCAAACTCGCGATGGCGACGGCGCGGATGCCGTTCGAGGTGAAGGGCCGCGTCTCCGACACGGACTCGGTGAACGAGAACGGTCCCCTCGCGGCGCTCCTCGCCCGCCCGAACCCGCGCATGTCCGGCTTCGAGTTGTGGGAGTGGACCTCGTCCACGCGGGACGTGTATGGGGAAGCGTTCTGGGTGAAGCTCCGCGACGACTCCGGTCGGGTGCGGGAACTGCATCCGATGCACCCCACGAACACCATCGTCCGCCGCACCGCGGAGGGTGGCCTCGAGTACGTGTACTCGACGGGGACCGCGAACACGTCGGAACTGCCGGGCATCCCCGAGGCCGACGTCGTCGTGTTCAAGACATACAACCCGGACAACCTCACCCGGGGCCTGTCGACGCTCGAGTCGCTGCGGATGACGCTCCTGAACGAGGACGCCGCCCGCCGTGCGACCGCGTCCATGTGGACTCGGGGTGCACGTCCGGGGATGATCCTGACGACGTCGAACACGCTCTCCGATGGGGCGATCGACCGCCTGAAGGCGCAGGCCGACGCCCTGTATGCGGGGGCGGATAAGGCCGGGTCGACTGCCGTGTTCGAGGAGGGGTTGACGCCGACGGTGGTGCAGCTCTCTGCGGAGGAGATGCAGTACATCGAGTCGCGGAAGTTGAACCGTGAGGAGGTGTGCGCCGCGTACGACGTGCCGCCCCCGGTGGTGCACATCCTCGACCATGCGACGTTCTCCAACATTACGGAGCAGCTCCGGTCTCAGTATCGGGACACGATGGCGCCGCGGTTCGTGAACTTCGAGTCCGTGATCGACCACCAGTTGGTGCCGGATTTCTACCCGGACGGGGTCGTGTTCACGCGGTTCAACATGGAGGAAGTCCTCCGCGGGGACTTCGAGACGAAAGCGACCGCGACGAACGCGATGCGGAACAACGGGACCGCGACGGGTAATGAGATCCGGGCGATGTTCGGTCTGCCGCGGTCGGATGACCCGCAGATGGATCGGATTTTCGCGAACGCTGCTCTGGTCCCGTTGGGGACGCCGGCGGAGCGGATCACGATCACGGAGACGACTCCGCAGGACCCGGACCAGGCGGGGGAGGCGCAGGAAGTGGTCGACGCGGGGCAGCAGGCCGCATCGGACGCGGCGCAGCAGGCTCTCGGGGCGGGGAGACCGCAGGCGGCGATCACGTCGGGTGGGAAGGCCGTGTCGG